AAGATTAAAGCTGGCAGCAAGGGTGGTAAACCCGGACAGTGGTCAGCACGTAAGGCACAGATGTTAGCACGGGAATACAAGGCAGCAGGTGGAGGCTATAAGTCATAATGGAATGGTGCATGTCTTCATCTTACTTGTATACATCGGAACTGGAGAAAGCCGCTACCTTGCTAGTGGAGACATGTATTTCCGCAGTATTACGGACTGCAACTTCTATGCCCGTGAAGTGTCAAGACGTTATGGAAGCTACACCTATCGTGATTGGGTGGATGAACGAGACCGTGTTACCGCATATTGTGTCCCTAAGTATCTAAAGAAAGGCACAGTCGAGGTGTATTAAATGTTAGCAGAATTAGCCGCTGCTAACGCAGCCTTCGGAGTAATTAAACAAGCAGTAGCCAACGGACGTGACATTGCAAGTGTTGGTAGTCAGATTGCTAAGTTTGTAGATGGCAAAGAAGATTTACAAAGAAAAGTAACAAATAAAAAGAATAGCCCATTTTATAGGGGCAACGACTTTGAAGAGTTTATGGCTCTGGAAGCCATCAAAGAAAAAGAAGAAGAACTAAAACAAATTATGATACTTTGCGGTAGACCGGGTTTATGGAACGACTGGCAGAAGTTTCAAGCAGAAGCACGTAAGGCTAGACTAGAAGCAGAAGAAGCTGCACGTAAACGTAAACAGCAAATATTAGAAACACTTGTATTATCTCTGGCATGTATTGTAGGTCTCAGTGTTCTTGCTATTGTAATATACTTCGGACTTAAACGTAGGGGAATGCTTTAATGAAAGCACCACAAAAAAGCCTAGTAGCATGGACAAAACAGAAGTGGCGCACCAAGAGTGGCAAGCCCTCTGGACAAACAGGTGAAAGGTATTTACCTGAAAAAGCAATAAAGTCCTTGACAAGCGCAGAGTATTCTGCTACAACTAAGGCGAAGAGAGAAGGTACACGTGCAGGACAACAATTTGTACGACAACCGAAGCGCATTGCAAAGAAGACTGCACAGTTTCGCAGAGGAACTTAATATAAAGTTATTGCGCGAAGAGTTTCCAGAACTGGAGACACGTGTTGAGATATTGCAATACGAGATAGGACAGAGATATGCTACAATCGCTCATAGGACCAGTAACAGGTCTACTTGATAAGTTTATTGAAGACAAAGACCAGAAGGCAATGCTTGCACATGAGTTAGCTACAATGGCTGACAAGCAAGCTAACAGTATTGCACTGGCGCAGATAGAAGTGAATAAGATGGAAGCTGCTTCAGGCTCTATCTTTAAAGGTGGATGGAGACCCTTCATTGGATGGGTATGCGGTATAGCGTTTGCATATCACTTTATTTTACAGCCGCTGATTATCTTCGGTGTTAGTGTTGCTGGCCTAGATGTTCCAGAACTTCCAGAGTTTGATATGTCAACACTTCTTACGGTTCTTGGTGGACTACTTGGATTAGGAACATTACGCACTTATGAAAAATCAAAAGGCTTATCCAAGTGAGTTCCAAACAAATACTAGAATGGAAAATTATTCCACGTGTAATGATGCTAGTGATAACTCTAATGAGTTGGCGTTGTGCGGAGTGGTTTATGAACTTGGAAGACCCGACAGCACCACAGTCAGCTTTTGTAAGCGTTGTGATGGGTGCTATGACAGGTGCATTCGGAATTTGGATGGGAAACGAGCATAAGAAGACTTAACAGATGAAATACGATAAAAGCATATTTATACAAAAATTAATTGAACATGAAGGCTTAGTGCTGCAAGTTTATAAAGATAGCTTGGGCATTGACACTATTGGAATTGGTAGAAACCTAGAAGACCGTGGCATCAGTGACGAAGAACTAGAAGACATGGGCATTGCCAGCATTGACCACGTGTATTCATTTGGCATTACAGAAGCAGATGCCATACTTCTAGCGGAGAATGACGTACAGATTGTCGAAAAAGAACTGCTGGATGCCCATCCTTGCATCGCAGGATTAGACGCTGTACGTCAACTTGTACTTATGGACATGGCATTTAATATGGGTGTGCCACGTTTATGTAAGTTTAAAAAGATGTGGGCTGCTATCCATGACGAAGATTTTACTACTGCATCAAAAGAAATGCTTGACAGTAGATGGGCAAATCAGGTAAAATCACGTAGTACAAAATTAGCCCACGCAATGTATTCAGGACAAATGTAATATGGCTAGAGAATTAAATGAAAAACAGCAGAAGTTTTTAGACGTACTGTTTGACGAGGCAGGTGGTGACATGGTTGCCGCTAAAAAACTTGCTGGCTATTCTGACGGTACGCCTACTACATCTATTGTAAAAGGTTTAAAAGAAGAGATTCTTGAAGCCACACAAATGTATATGGCACGTAATGCACCAAAGGCTGCACTTGCTATGACAGGTGCGCTGTACGACCCAACTGAACTTGGTATTCGTGATAAGATGTCTGCCGCCAAAGAATTGCTTGACCGTGTAGGTTTGGTAAAAACAGAGAAAATGGAAGTCAAAGCAAGTGGCGGCGTTATGCTTATGCCACCTAAAGCAACGTCAGAAGAGGATGATGACTAATGAGTAAATCAAAAGCAATAGGTAATGTTCTTGAAACAATTCAATCTCTCATTAGAGGTAAAGCTAAAGATGCTGGACAAAGTGTAAAAACTTTTCGTCAAAATAACCCTAATGACAAAGACGTAAAAAGATTGTATGCAGAAAAACCTCAGATTAAAGAATCTGATGAACTTAGAGCAAATACACGTTTAATAGAAAAAGCACGTGAAAAGAAACGTGTTCTTGAAAATAAATACTTTGATGAGGCTGAAGCAAAATTTGAAAAACAAGGAAAAAAATTTCGCAAAGATTATTTTGCAGAAGATTTAGATGATTATGTAGATAACATGTTAGAAGAAAATCACAAAATAATTACAGATGCTGCAAGCGGTAATAAAGAAGCGTTAAAACGATTCGGTAGTAAGGATTATCGTAAGGGCGGCATGGTACTATCTACAATAGACAATCGTAAAAGAAAATGACACGTAGTATAGGCAAGTGGAAACTTCCACAGCCAACAGACATTAAAGAAGAAAACGAATGGGTACAGATACCACGCATAGCACGGACTGTACCATTTGGTTATAAACTGAACGATGATGACCCCGACATACTTGACCCCATCAAGACTGAACTAGATTTGCTAGAAAAAGCAAGACAACATGTAAGGCAGTATTCATATCGTGAAGTAGCTAACTGGTTAAGCAAGAACAGTGGCAGATATATTTCACATGTGGGTTTGAGGAAACGGTTAGATAATGAGCGACAGCGTAAGAACCAAGCTGCAAGTCTCCGCAAGTGGGCAGACTATGCGCAAACGGCAATCGCCAAAGCGCAAGAAATCGAAGAAACCCGAACAGGCGCAAAAGCCAACGGTTGAAATAAAAGAAACTGTACCTGTTTCACATGAAACTCAGTATGAAACAGCTAGTATTGAAGAGACAGCAAACATACTCTTCAAGCCTAACCCCGGACCACAGACGGACTTTTTGGCAGCAAGTGACCGTGAAGTATTATACGGTGGTTCAGCAGGGGGCGGTAAGTCATACGCCATGCTTGCTGACCCACTACGATACATGGGGCATCCACAGTTTAGTGGATTGATGTTACGACATACAACTGAAGAACTGCGAGAACTTATATTTAAATCGCAGGAGTTGTACCCAAAAATCTGGCCCGGTATTAAATGGTCAGAACGAAAGATGCAGTGGACTGCACCATCTGGCGCAAGGTTGTGGATGTCTTATCTAGATAGAGATGAAGATGTCTTGCGTTATCAGGGTCTGGCATTTAGCTGGATAGGGTTTGACGAATTAACACAGTGGTCCACACCATACGCATGGAACTACATGCGTTCTCGTCTAAGGTCCACTGCACCAGACTTGCCAATCTTTATGAGGGCAACAACTAACCCCGGTGGACGGGGACATCATTGGGTCAAGAAAATGTTCATTGACCCTGCCCCCTATGGAAAGGCATTCGATGCGACAGACATTGAAACAGGAGAGGTGTTACGATACCCAGCTGGACATGAGAAGGCTGGAAAGTCTTTATTCAAAAGACGCTTTATCCCTGCAAGACTATCTGATAACCCATACCTCTCTTCGGGCGGTGATTACGAAGCCATGCTTCTTTCCCTACCAGAGCAACAGCGTAGGCAACTTCTGGAAGGAGATTGGGACATTAAAGAAGGAGCAGCCTTTACTGAGTTTAATCGTGATATTCATGTTATTGAACCTTTTCACATCCCTAGTAACTGGGTTAAGTTTAGGGCTTGTGACTATGGCTACGGGTCTTTTTCTGGTGTACTTTGGTTTGCAGTCGCACCTTCAGAACAACTTATCGTCTACAGAGAACTTTACGCATCAAAGATACTTGCGACAGACTTGGCTGAAATGATACTAGATTTGGAGGCAGGGGATGGAAACATCAAGTACGGGGTTCTTGATTCTTCTCTTTGGCATAAGCGTGGGGATACTGGTCCTAGCCTTGCTGAACAAATGATTCAAAGAGGATGTCGTTGGAGACCTTCAGATAGAAGTAAAGGTAGTCGCGTAGCTGGTAAAAACGAAATACACCGTAGACTACAGGTAGATGAATACACAGAGGAACCAAGACTTGTCTTCTTTAATAATTGCACGAACATTGTCGCACAGTTACCGTCCTTGCCCATTGACAAAAGGAATCCAGAGGATATTGACACGCATTCGGAAGACCACTTGTATGATGCGTTAAGATATGGTATAATGTCAAGACCAAGGTTTAGCATATTTGATTATGACCCTATGGGAAGACCCGGCGGTGGGATGCGAGTAGCAGATTCAACATTTGGATACTAAGGAATAAAACATGGCTGATGATGAAATTATGATTGAAGATGATGCAATTGCATTAGAAGATACAGATGATTCTGTACAGGAAGATGTAGGCGTTTCTTCCATCATACCTTTTATCCAAGAGCGTTACCAAAAAGCAGAAGATTACCGTTATCAAGATGAAGAGCGTTGGATTCGTGCTTATCGTAACTATCGTGGCTTATATGGTCCAGATGTACAGTTTACAGAAGCAGAGAAATCGCGTGTATTTGTAAAGGTTACTAAAACAAAAACACTTGCTGCTTATGGTCAGATTGTAGATGTATTGTTTGCTAACAATCGTTTTCCACTTTCTATTGACCCAACTGAATTACCAGAAGGTGTAGTTGCTGATGTACACTTTGACCCACAAGAGCCAGAGCAGTTACGCGAACAGCAACCTGACTTAATCAATCCTTATGGATATCGTGGTGACGGACGTGACTTGCCGCCCGGTGCTACTGCAAAAACTTTAACAGAACAACTTGGACCACTTGAGCAAAAACTTGACCCTGTTCAAGATAAACTGAAAGAAGGTCCGGGACAAACACCTACTGCTATTGAATTTAGCCCAGCTATGGTTGCAGCTAAAAAGATGCAGAAAAAAATTCATGACCAACTTGAAGAGTCAGGTGCAAGTAAAAGCCTACGTAGCAGTGCATTTGAAATGGCACTGTTTGGCACAGGTGTAATGAAAGGTCCGTTTGCTGAAGACAAAGAATATGCAAACTGGAATGATGATGGTGAGTATGACCCACTGTTTAAAACCATTCCTAAAGTATCTCACGTATCTGTGTGGAACTTTTATCCTGACCCAGATGCTAATAACATGGATGAAGCGCAGTATGTTATTGAACGACATAAGATGTCACGTTCCCAACTGCGTAATTTAAAGAAGCGTCCATACTTCCGTTCACAAGTTATTGATGAAGCAATTCAGTATGGTGAAAACTATACCAAAAAATATTGGGAAGACGACCTATCCGATTATGCTCCAGAGCATGGCGTTGACCGTTTTGAAGTCCTTGAGTATTGGGGCATGGTTGATGTTGAGATGTTACTTGAACAAAATATTGAGATTCCAAAAGAACTGCGTGACTTTGATGAGTTGCAAGCAAATGTATGGATTTGTAACAATAAACTTATTCGTATGGTACTTAATCCATTTAAGCCAGCTAAGATACCTTACGTTGCCGCGCCATACGAACTAAACCCATATTCATTTTTTGGCATTGGTATTGCAGAAAACCTTGATGATACACAAACACTGATGAATGGCTTTATGCGTATGGCTGTTGATAATGCTGTACTGTCAGGTAACTTGCTTATTGAGGTAGATGAAACAAACCTAGTTCCGGGACAGGACTTAACTTTGTATCCGGGTAAGGTATTTCGCAGACAAGGTGGCGCACCGGGACAGGCTATCTTTGGCACAAAATATCCTAACGTATCTAGTGAAAACATGATGATGTTTGACAAGGCTAGACAGCTTGCTGATGAAAGTTCTGGCTTTCCATCATTTGCACATGGACAGACAGGCGTTACTGGTGTAGGTAGAACTGCCAGCGGCATCTCCATGCTTATGGGTGCTGCTGCTGGTTCTATTAAAACTGTTATCAAGAATGTAGATGACTACCTTTTACGTCCTCTTGGTGAAGGACTGTTTCGCTTTAACATGCAGTTTGACTTTGACCCAGAGATTAAGGGTGATTTAGAAGTTAAAGCACGTGGAACAGAAAGCCTGATGGCAAATGAAGTACGTAGCCAAAGACTTATGCAGTTCTTGCAAATCGCAAGTAATCCAGCACTTGCACCATTTGCTAAGTTTCAATATGTCATTCGTGAGATTGCAAAGTCGATGGGACTTGACCCCGAAAAAGTTACCAACAATATGAGCGAGGCTGCACTGCAAGCTGAAATGTTAAAAGGGTTTCAGCAACCTCTTGACCAGCAGGGGCAACAAGCACCAGCAGGTGCTAACCCAATGGACCCAACAGGAGCAGGTGGTGGTAATATAGGTGTAGGACAGGCTCCTGTACCGGGTGAACAAGGATTTAGTGGAAATGCACAACAACAAGGAACTCCTCAACAAACTGAAGCCAATGGTCAGCAACAAACGCCAATGGGACCACTTCAGTAATTACTTAGACAGTTTGATTGAGCAACAACATAGAACGCTAGAGCAAGGCGACAATTCAATTCTAATGCATCGTGCGCAGGGTGCAGTTGCAGTATTACGTAGCTTACAAAAACTAAGGGATGCAGTAGATGGCTGAAATGCAAAAACAAATGGAAATGTTTGAAGACGGTGGTCTTATGCAGGAAGGTGGTACAACAGACCCTGTATCAGGTAATGATGTACCAGTTGGCTCTACACAAGAAGAAGTGAGAGATGATATTCCTGCACAGTTAAGTGAAGGTGAGTTTGTTTTTCCTGCTGATGTAGTACGTTTTTATGGATTAGAAAAGTTAATGGAAATGCGTCAACATGCTAAAGCTGGTCTACAGAGGATGGAAGACATGGGGCAGATGGGCAACAGCGAAGAAGCTACACTGCCTGATGACATTCCTTTTGACTTAGAAGACCTTGACATGGAAGATGAACCAGAGTATAATGATACTATGGAAATGCAGGTAGGTGGTTTTGTGCAACCACAGGGTTTTACTGGCATTCAAGCAACACAACCTTCCCAGTTTCAAAATTACCAACCTCAGTATGTACCCTACCAAGCACCTACTCCCGCACAAGTAATTGCACCACAATATACTCCTGCTACTCAACAGGTAGTACCGACAATGCAACAACAACAGCTTCCTGAGTTTAAAGGATTTATTTCTACGCCTACAGGGGCTTATGATGAATTACGGGAATATAAAAATGCTACTACTGGAGAAGTAAGACAAATACCATTTGTAGGTGGTAATCCTTTATACCCTATTCCTGAAGGTTTTGAATATGTAGACCCAGAAAAAGTCACAACCGAAGAAGTTACTACTACACCAACAACAGTTGAAACAGCTAAAGTTGTAGAACAACAAAGAGATGGTGGTAGAGATGCTGGTGATACAACTCCTTCTGGCGCAACTATTGCATTTGGTGGTTCAATAAATAATAAAGGAACTGTATCTGGAAATTATATGGCAGATATTTCTTTTACAGGTGGTAGTATTGGTGACATAATGAAAGGTACAAGTGGTATAGCAGGGGGGATACAATTAGCAAAACAATTATTTTCTAAAGATAATCTAACACCTAAAATACCTACTGGTATGTCTGCTATTATGACAAATGTACAACTACCAAAACCGCCCGGTAGTATTGCACCTGCTGAAACTATTGCTGCTCAAGTTCAAATAGATTCAGATTTTTATAATAAAAATATAGCAAATACTAATGTTACAGATAGAACAGCAATGTCAAAAACACTAGGTTGGATTCAGAATAATTATTCAAAAGACTTTTTAAATAATCCAAAGAATATTATTAACGCTGAACTAGCCTATAAAACTATGGAAAAAGAAGAGAAAGAACAAGAAACTGCTTCAAAAGTAAAACGTGCGCAATCACTAACTGGAAAAGCAAGAGATTTAGCATTTGGCGTAAAAGATGATACCAGTGATACAGGCTTTACAAAAGGTTCTATCATTGACAACGCCATTAAAGAAGCAGAAGCAATGATTGCTACAGAAGATTCTAAACCTCCTGCATTTGAAGGTGGTTCAAGAGGAGGACAAGATAGGTCTAGGGATGATGTATCTCCCGGTGGTGTTGGCGTAGATTCATCTGGCTTTAGTACAGGTGCTGGAGGATATGGTGGCTACGACTAATAAAGCATAGTAAACTTGCTTTTAAAATAATAGTTTATATTAACTGGCTACCTAACCCCCCTAACACGGCATACGGTTAGCCCCAGCAAGGAGAAGACATAATGTCTGAAACAATCATGGCTGAAGAAATGCAGCCACCAAAGAAAGTTGCGTTTGCAAATCGTAAATATACTAACGAAGAAAAACGCAAAATAGAAGAAGAAGAACTTGAGCAGATGCTCAAAGAACAACGTGGTGAAACAGAAGAAAAGACTGCTGCACCAGAAGAAGCTGAACCTACTAACGCAGAAGAAAAGACATTTAAAAAGCGTTATGGTGACCTGCGCAGACACATGCAGGAAAAAGAACAGGAGTTTCAAACTCAAATTGACGAACTCAAAAAACAACTAGAAGGTGCTACACGTAAAGAAATTAAACTGCCTAAGTCTGACGAAGACCTTGACGCATGGGCAAAGAATTATCCTGACGTAGCAGCTATAGTTGAAACAATTGCTATCAAGAAAGCTAAAGAGCAATCATCTGCTCTTGAAGAACGAATGAAAGTAATTGATGATATGCAATCGTCTGCAAAGAAAGAAAAAGCTGAAGCAGAACTAATGCGTTTACATCCTGACTTTGACACTATTCGTGACAGTGATGAGTTTCACGAGTGGGCTGAAGAACAGCCTAAGTGGGTACAGGACGCATTGTATGATAATGACAATGACGCAAAGTCTGCTGCACGAGCAATTGACCTGTACAAAGCTGATAAAGGTATTACTGCAAAGAAAACCTCTAACGGCAAAGATGCAGCGAAATCAGTTGAAACACGTAACACACGTAGTAAGCCACAAGAAGATGAAGCATCTACTTATTTACGTGAATCCCAAGTTCAAAAGATGTCTCCTCAAGAATATGAGAAGCGTTCTGATGAAATCATGGAAGCTATCCGTAGTGGAAAGTTTATCTATGATATGTCTGGTTCTGCCAGATAAATAAAAAAAGTGTTGACAAACAGTTTACTTTAAGTATAACTATAGTCACATTAGTGTGAGTTGGTTCGCTACCTGCTCACACAAAACCGCAAACAGTACCATCTTACGGATTACCTGAAGAGCATGGCCCGTTAAATATCTGGTAGGCCAACTAGATATGTTACGCACCCATAGTGAATCAGCCTCTAAATAGTCTGGTAAGTTTGCATCTGTACCGAAAAACAGCCAACATTAGGAGAATATATCATGGCTTTTAATACCGCAGCCGGGTATGGTAATCTTCCTAACGGTAATTTTTCACCTGTAATCTACAGCAAACAGGTGCAGCTTGCTTTCCGCAAGTCTGCTATTTGCGAAGCAATCACAAACTCCGACTACTTCGGTGAGATTGCAAACATGGGTGATTCCGTTAAGATTATCAAAGAACCCGAAATTACTGTTAAGGCTTATGCTCGTGGCACAACTGTCACTCCACAAGACCTTGACGATGAAGACTTTAGCCTGACCATTGACAAAGCTAACTACTTTGCATTTAAGGTTGATGACATTGAAGAGGCACACTCACACGTTAACTTCCAGTCATTGGCAAGTGACCGTGCTGCGTATCGCCTTGCTGACCAGTTTGACCAAGACGTTCTTGGCTACTTGTCAGGGTACACACAGTCTGCAATTCATGCAGTTGCAGATACCGTTAACACAACTGTTAATGGTTCAAAAGCAGTTACAACTGCTGGTTCAGATGAACTCCTGTCTTCAATGAAGCTGGAAGCTGACGACTTCGGTGGTTCAGCAGGTTCATCAATTGGTATTCAGCCACGTGCTGGTGGTGCAACTTCTGCAACTGTTGGTTCAGGTAATGCCAACGCACTGCAAGTTGTTGCTCGTATGGCACGTAAGCTAGACCAACAGAATGTTGATAGCCAAGGCCGCTGGCTGGTTATTGACCCTGTATTCAAAGAAATCCTCATGGATGAAGATTCACGTCTTCTGAATGCTGATTTCGGTGGTTCAGGTCTGCAAAACGGTCTTATCCTGAATAACTTGCATGGTTTCCGTGTTTACGTTTCCAACAACCTGCCTTCAATTGGAACTGGTCCATCAACAACTGGTGGTACTAACGCTTCTAACTACGGCGTAATGGTTGGTGGTCATGATTCTGCTGTTGCTACTGCAGAGCAGATTAACAAGACCGAAACCTACCGTGACCCTGACAGCTTTGCTGACATCGTTCGTGGTATGCACCTGTATGGTCGCAAGATTCTTCGTCCTGAAGGTCTTGTTAACGCCATCTACAACTTGGTATAAGGGGGGATTGAGATATGGCTCTTGGTGATAACACCTTAACCGCAGCACGTGGCAACTCGCAACGTGGTCGCAATCCTTACATGGTTCAGGGTACTTTGGATTTTGCACAAGCTGCAACAGATAAGGGTTCTGCCCTTGCTGCGGCTGATGTAATTCCCGTACTGACCATTCCAGCTAACACCGTAATTCTTGGTGCAGGTATGGAAGTTACTGAAGCACATGCTGGTACTTCTACTAATACTGCGTTTGACCTTGGTATTGGTGGTGGTGCTAACTTTGTTGATGGGTTTGACTTTGATGGTGCATCTGTTGGCGACTATGCTACAATGGCAACTACTGCCCCTGTAGTAATTGGCGGCACAGCAGATAACCTTGATGTTACCCTGCAAGCAATGACTGGCACAACAACTGCTGGTAAAGTTCGTGTCTTTGCTATCCTGATGGATTGTGACGACCTTGGTGACATGTCTGCTGACGAAGTAGACCGTGACACACTTGCCTAAATAGTACATGGGAGAGCAGGGCAACTTGCTCTCTCATTTCTCTCTGAGGATTTATAATGGCATACACTTACCTTGACATTACGAATGAAGTTCTTGCGCGGTTTAATGAGGTATCATTAACTGCTTCAAACTTTAGTAGCGCACGTGGATTTCAGACGCAATGTAAAAATGCAGTAAACGATGCCATTAATTATATATTTCAACGTGAGTTTGGCTGGGGCTTTAGCCACGCTGAACAAACAGATACATTAGTCGCAGGTACTACTCGTTATACATTTGATAGCACAATATATAATGCAGACTATGAAACATTTAGAATATCAAAAGATGAAAGCCTTGGCGTAGCAGGTGTTAGCCTTCGCGTACTGGACTATAAAGAATATGTAGACAAATACATTGACCAAGAAACAACAAGTGATGTAGGCGGTGTGCCTATTTTTGTGTTTAGAACACCTAACAATAACTATGGACTGTATCCATATCCAGATGCTGCCTATACATTAAAGTATGATGCTTACATTAAGCCTACTACTTTAAGTGCTACAACAGATGTACCACTTATTCCTGAACAGTTTCGTCAAGTTATTGTTGATGGTGCTACAGCATACGGCTACCAGTATCGGGGTGAAGCACAGCAGTATGGTATTAACTTTGCACGGTTTGAAGATGGCATTAAGCAAATGCAGAGTCTATACTTAAACAGTTACGACTATGTACGTTCCACATATTTACCACGGTCACAACGCTACGGTACATCCATATTCCCATCGGGGGCATAATAAATGGCAGACGAATCTGGACTTAGCCCATACGTCTTTGCCTGTGAAGGTGGACTGGTATTAGACCAATCTACATTCTCAATGCAACCGGGCATGGCATTAGAACTGCAAAACTTTGAGCCTGACATTCGTGGTGGTTACAGACGGATATCTGGCTATAGCAAATGGAATACTAACGAAGTTCCTTACACTGCTAGTGATACAGAAAAAGTATTAATGTGCGCCTATTATAATGGTGACGTTATTGCTGCTAGAGGTGAAAGTGTTTACAAAGGTTCTTCTGGTTCAGGTTCATGGACTAGCATTGATAGTGGCAGAACAGGTGCTGGTAAGTACAGGCACTTTAACTATAATTTAGGTGGCACAGATTACATTGTATGGGCAGATGGTGCAAACTACGCTAGTAAGTATGATGGTTCTACTGTAACAGACTTAAATGGCACAGGCGCACCTGCTGACCCAAGTATTGTAGTTGGATATAAAAATGCATTGTTCTTTGCAGGTATGTCTGCTTCTTCACAGGAACTTGTATTTACTGCACCATACACAGACGATGACTTTAGTGTAGCAAATGGTGCAGGTAGCATTGCGGTAGATAGTCCAATCACTGGTCTTGTACCTTTCCGTGACCAACTGTACATATTCTGTGAAGCACGTATCTTTAAGTTAGTAGGCAACACATCTGCTGACTTTGTATTACAACCAGTAACACGTGAAATTGGATGCCTTAACGGTTTCACTATTCAAGAATTTGCTGGTGACATTGTGTTTCTTGGTCCAGACGGACTGCGTACAATTGCTGGTACTGAACGAATTGATGACGTTGAACTTGGTACAATAAGTCGTGCAATTCAAAGACGGTTTGCTAATCTGTCTGACGTTGATGAGTTTGACAGTGTAATCATTCCAAACAAAACACAGTATCGCATTTTCTTTTCTAATTCTAATGTAACACGAGGCAATACAACTGGTGTTATCTGCGTAAGAAAAGGTGACACATACGAGTTTGCTGATACTCGTGGTATTCGTCCTAGCTGTACAGACTTTGCTATTAGTAATGGTGAAAGCATTGTTCTGCATGGTGAGTATGATGGATATGTTTATCAGCAAGAACAAGGCAATGACTTTGATGGTAACGTGATTACAGGTAAGTATCGCTCACCAGATTTGTCAATGGGTGATGCAGGTATTCGCAAAACATTTCAGCGTATCATTATTAACTACGCACCAGAAGCATCAGTGAATGCTGATTTGTTTGTACGATACGATTATGAATCACCTAATGTAGCAAGACCAGCTGCATATCCATTTGATACCGCAACGGTTGTTGCTATTTATGGAACATCATCTTATGGTACTGCAACATACGGTGGTCAGTCAAACCCACTCTTTAGACAGCCCATTGAGGGTAGTGGATTTGCAGTAGCCCTACGAGTGAACGACAGAGGAACGTCAGCACCGTACTCACTTAAAGGATTTCAGTTAGAATTTGACGCAGGAGCAAGACGCTAATGGCTGGATATACTAGACAATCTTCGTATACTGATGGCGACATTATTAATGCAGCCGACAGTAATGATGAATTTGACCAGCTTGTCAACGTATTTAGTAATACGACAGGTCACAAACATGATGGTACAGCAGCGGAAGGTCCAGTCATTGGTTTGATTGGTGACCCCGGAGTTGCTACACCAATTAATAAAGTAGTTGTAGATGATACCAACAATCGTGTTGGTTTCTTTGTAGATGTATCAAGTTCATCTGTAGAACAACTTCGTGTACAAGATGGTGCTGTTGTTCCTGTAACGGATAACGACATTGACCTTGGTGCATCTGGTGCTGAGTTCAAAGATTTGTACATTGATGGTGTTGCCTATGTAGACAGCATTGCAATGCCTACTACAACTGTTACTGATATCCTTGATGAAGATACCATGTCTTCTGACAGTGCTACTGCTCTTGCAACACAGCAGTCTATTAAAGCATACGTAGATGCACAGGTAACTGCACAAGACCTAGACTTTCAAGCAGATACAGGTGGCGCACTTAACATTGACCTAGACAGTGAAACACTTACACTGACAGGCGGTACTGGTATTGACACAGCAGGTTCAGGCAACACTGTAACCTTTGCTATTGATAGCACAGTAGCCACGCTTACTGGCACACAAACTCTCACAAACAAAACTCTTACCACTCCTATTATTGCTACAATCAGCAACACAGGTACTGTAACATTTCCAACTGCAACAACTACTCTTGTTGGTCGTGATACTACTGATACACTGACTAATAAAACAATAGATGCTGATAACAATACTATTTCCAATCTTGAAGTTGATAATTTAAAGTCAGGTGTACTTGACACTGACCTAACATCTGTTGCTGCTACAGACACTACGCTTGCTTCTGCAAAAGCTATTAAGAGTTATGTAGATACGCAAGTTGCTGCTGTACCAGTAGGTGACATTACAGCAGTTACTGCAGGTACAGGTTTAACAGGTGGCGGTACTACGGGTGATGTAACTTTAGATATTGACAGTACCGTTGTTACACTGACTGGCACACAGACACTAACAAACAAGAGCATTGACGCATCACAGTTAACTGGCACAGTTGCTAATGCTCGTTTGGATGCAGAACTACAAGCACTTGCTGGTTTAACATCTGCTGCTGACAAAGGTATTCAGTTTACTGGTAGTGGTACTGCTGCAACTTATGACCTTACAGCAGCAGGTAAAGCATTACTGGATGACGCTGATGCCAGCGCACAGCGCACTACACTTGGTCTTGTTATTGGCACTGATGTCCAAGCCTACGATGCACAACTTGCGGATATCGCAGGTCTTACACCAACAGATGGCAACATCATTGTAGGTGATGGCACTAACTTTGTAACAGAATCTGGTGGTATTGCTCGTGCATCACTTGGCTTGGGTACAATCTCTACTCAAGATAGTGGTAGCGTAACCATCAGTGGGGGTAACATTGACGGTACTGCTATTGGTGCTAGTGTACGTAACAGTGCGCAATTTACTACACTAGACGTATCAAGCACTTCTACACTAGAGGGTACACTCAATCTTAATGACGACCTTGACATGGGCGACAACAATAAGATTAGGTTGGGTACAAGCGATGACCTTGAGATTTACCACGATGGGGCTAACAGCCGTATCAACGATGCTGGTACAGGTAGCCTGAAACTGCAATCCGCTAACAATGACCGCATTGTAGTGGACAGCAATGTTACTATTCAAGGTCTGGTGTATCCATCTTCGGATGGTTCAGCCAATCAGGTGCTTACAACCAACGGCTCTGGTACATTATCATTTCAAGATGTAACTGTAACAGAAACAGACCCATCAGCACTAGCATTTGCTATCGCATTAGGTTAAATAACGCTTGACAATTAATTGTATGTATGGTATAATTATACTAAATTTGGAGTAAAGAAATGGCAAACGCTTTCCTATCAGAAACAGACACAGCAGTTGGAACGTCCCCAGCGACTATTCTAACTTGTGGTGCATCAACCGAAACCACCATCATTGGTCTGAGCATTGCTAACATCGTAACAAGTCAAATCACCGTAGACGTACAGCTTGATGCTTCAGGTCGTACAAGTGGTGCAGAAGACAGTGTTTACCTTGTTAAAGATGCTCCAGTGCCAGTTGGTGGTTCTTTAGTTGTGGTTGGTGGTGACCAGAAGGTTGTCCTAGAGCCGGGTGATGCAATCAAAGTCACATCGGATACGGCATCATCTGCTGACGTTGTTCTTAGCCATCTTGACATTACATAAGGAGTAGGGCATGGCCTATCAAGGTAACGTACCTGCAGCTTCGTATCTTGCTACACCAGCAGTACAACAGTTTAATGGTGACGGCACAACAACTACCTTTACCCTGAACCGCACAGTTGCTACGAAGCAAAGCATTATTGTGTCGGTTGATGGTGTTGTCCAAGATGCTGCCAGTTCCTACACTGTGCCAGATGGTGTTACTCTGACTTTTACTGCTGCCCCTTCTAGCGGCACTGCAAACATCTTTGTGAATTTCCTTGATTTGCCAGTCGGTACAGTCACTCCCCCTGATGAATTTAAAGGCAACTTCAAGAATAATGGCATGTTCCGTATCAATGCACAGACGTTGAGTTCGGACATTACCATTGTTGGAACTGAGAATGCTAACGTAACTGGACCGCTTACCATAGCATCTGGTGTAACATTGACCGTAGATAGCGGTGGAACATTGGTGACACTATGAGTACATTAAAAGCAGATACAGTCCAGAACACATCGGGCGGTGCAGTCACGCTGACTAATCAGAGTGCGGCGAAGGTTTGGATTAATTTTGACGGAGATGCGGCTGGTGCAACGGTTCGTGATTCGTTCAACGTGACATCAACTGATGATGATGGAGCTGGTGATTACGGCGTTAATTTTACATCATCAATGAGTAATAACGATTATTCAGCAGCTGGTATGGCTTCATTGAGTGCGTTTGCAAACAACGATGTGGGTGTTATCGGTCCAAGCAGAGACAATGCCGCTGAAAGTTTGGCAACAGGAAGCATACAGCTTGATACACAAAAGTCATCAAACACTGATGCTGTTGCTAGAGATGTGGATGCCGCACTTGTTACAATTCACGGAGACCTAGCATGAGTACCATCCTAGTTGACAATCTCACAGGCAAGACCTCTGCTGGCGACATTACGGTGACGAGCGAGGGCGGTGCGGCTACTCAGTCACTACAACAAGGGCTGGCGAAGGTTTGGGTTTCTGTTGACCAAGACACAACAGGTCATCCTATTTATGATAGCATCAATATTAGCAGTTCAACAGACGCAGGAACTGGAAGAACTCGCCTTCCTTTTACTAACTCTTTTAATAATGATGATTATGCAGATGTAATTGCTGGTGCGGCACAAAATGAAAGTGCTTTTGCTGGTGGTACTTTTTCAGTGACACAATATGTTGGCAGTGAACAAAAAACATCATCGCAAATAACAACTGATTGCCGAAATAACGCAGGTACAGACAATGATAATCATGATACCAAACTTATCATTATGGGAGACCTAGCATAATGGCTGGAACAATTATAGCAGATACCCTAACCCACAGCACCGCAGGTTCGGTGACTACGGACTATGTTGTTAATGGTAGTGCGAAGGCTTGGGTCAATTTTAACGGCACAGGTACTATTGCGGCTCGTGATTCGCTGAACGTGAGTGGATTGGTAGATGATGCGACAAGTGATTATACCGTCAATCTATCTAATGCTATGGCTAATTCAAATTTTGCTATTGTAGATAGTAGCTGTTACGACAGCGATGTTGGGGGTGCAAGTGCAACAGGTGTAACAGAAAGTTTGCCAGCAAGTACAACAAGCTATGCCTTACACAGTGGTCGTTCTACTAGTGGAAGTGAGTTTGATAATCAATATGTTTATGGCACAATTTTTGGAGACCTCGCCTAATGCAGACACCTGATTTCAAAGGCACTCATCTGTTTGACCGACTGTGCTGGGCTAAAGAAACGCTGGAAGCGGTACAATCTGACTACCGTGTTGTCTATGAGGACAGCGTGGACGAGTGCGCCAAGATTCTTGTGCCTGACCCTAACTGGATGGCTTGCGCTTTACAAGGCGGCATCCTACCACCAGTGTGGGTCTACCATGAACTAGCAAAGGATGAGGCACAACCTGATTTCAAGAAGCATACTCGTGGCTATTTACTGCACACAACAGAACCAATGCCAGCGATGACTGAAGAAGAAGCTATTGAATACTTAATCATGAAGGATGTGCCACAGCATGTCTGGCAAGAATGGAACACAGGCAACAAACCAAAGATGGTTATCTGCCGCAAAGAACAGTTACCAAGCACTAGAGAGTGGCGTAATGCTTGGAAGATAACTGAAGACTTAACTGCCACTGATATCGCAGCATAGGAGAAACACATGGCTGTATCAACATACATCGTAGATAAGGACGGGAATCAGATTGACGCTTCCACAGCTACCGTTCCTTCTGACCGTCACTTTCGTGGTGCATGGTCTCTTAATGGAAGCGTAATCAGTGAAGACATGGACTCTGCACGGGCAATCTTCCGTGACAAGATTCGTGAAGCACGTAAGCCGTTGCTCGAAGCAAAGGACGTGGAACTGATGAAGGCACTAGAAGCTGGCACTAGCACAACTGCTATTGCTGCTGCAAAGGATGCCCTTCGTGATGCACCTGCTGCTGCCGCTATTGACAGTGCCAGCACGATTGCTGAACTCAAGGCAGCTTGGAACGCAGACTTGCTTGGTGATAGCCCTTACGCATAAGCGTAGGGGTCATCCCTTTTTACTTGGAGATAGATAGATGGCGTTGACAAAGATTAGAGATGCAGCATTACCAGCAGACTCAGTATTGCAAATAGTGTCTGCTGAACTTGCAAAAGACGGTACTGTTAACACAACATCTACAAGTTATGTGGATACAGGTTTATCTGCAACAATTACCCCTTCTGCCACTGGCAATAAAATTAAAGTTACAGTTGTTTCAAACATCAGAGGTAAAGCCGCTTCTGGACAAGATTTGGATTGGTATCAGAGATTGTTAGTTGGTGCAACTGAACTTGATGAAGTAAGAATGAAGGGGGACAATATGGGAAAACTTGGTGATACTATCTATGTTCCAATTTCATTAGTGCATTCTTACATTTACACAACAACAAGCACTAGTGCCATTACTTTTAAAACACAAGTGAAAGCGGCAGCAAGTGGTGAAGTAAGATATCGTGAAAATGATACCTTCATTATTCTTGAGGAGATTGCACAGTGATTGGGGTTTCTGAAGCACTTATTGCGTTGAGGCCAAACGCTGAATGGCATTTACCAGAAGGCACTTACGAAAGCCTTGTATGGCTTGACAGTAATCAAACCAAGCCAACTGAAGCAGAGGTTAATGCTAAGATAGCAGAACTGCAAGCAGCAGAACCAATGCGCCTACTACGACAGCAACGCAACTGGTTATTGTCTGAAACCGATTGGTGGGCATCCTCTGACTTAACAATGACTTCTGAACAAATAGCCTATCGCCAAGCCCTGCGTGACATCACAGATAACGCCACATCTCTTGATGACGTAACGTGGCCTACTAAACCATAAGGAAGACCAATGAGTTACATCGGTAAATCCCCCTCAACAGGTGTTCGCAACCGCTTTGTCTATCAGGCAACTGCAGGTCAGACATCTTTCAGTGGTAGTGACGCAGACAGCAAGGTACTCACCTACGCTGACAGCTTGTACTTGGACGTGTACCAGAACGGTGTCCTGCTCAAGCCAACAACGGACTACACCGCTACGACAGGCACAAGTGTTGTTCTTACAACTGCAGCATCCTTGAATGACATTGTTGAGATGGTGGCATACGATGTGTTCAATGTTGCGAACTCATATACAAAAACTGAAAGTGACAATCGCTACCCATTCAAAGGTAACAACAGCATCATCCGTTTGAATGGACAGAGCATAGATGCTGACATCACGATTGACAGTGATGAGAATGGTGTCAGTGGTGGACCAATCACACAGAATGCCACCGTCACTGTTAACGGGTATTGGAGCATTGTATAATGACTAGCGTTCTTAATGTAGATACCATTGCGGATAAGGCAGGAACTGGACCAGTTGCGCTGACTAAGCAAAGTGCGGCTAAGATGTGGCAAGGTTGGGTATATAGTGGCAGCACCCCAACATCACAAGGTAGCTTTAATGTATCATCCATAACTGACACAACCACAGGAGACGCAGCTTTTAATTTAATAAATGCTATGTCTAGCTCCGCTGGGAACAGTCTCATTGGTGGAAGTAACCACGCTACTTTAGGAAACACATTAGTGGACAAAGATGGTGCATCTGTATTTTCTCAAAGACTATTTGACAATACTGGCGGTGGTGTAGATGCAGGTGGGAATTTTAGTATTCAAGTTAACGGAGACCTCGCATAATGGCAAGCATATTAAAAGTAGATGAACTACAGGGCATTATCAGCGCAGGTGATATCACAGTTACTAGCGAGGGTGGTAGTGCAACGCAATCACTTCAGCAGGGGCTGTGTAAAGTTTGGTGTAATTACAATGAAAGCCATACTGTTCAGGACAGTTTAAATACAGCATCTGTAACTGATGGTGGTGTAGGAAGAGGAACTGTAAATTTTAGTAATAGCGCAAACAATAATGATTATTCAGTTCATGTTTCTACTAGCAATCCTGAATCAGCCGCGTTAAATGGTTTAAGAATAAGTGCAATGGCAACAACCAGCTATTCAACAGAACAGGTTAATAATGATGGGGCGTATGCTGACAGCTTCTTTTTACTGACTACAATGCACGGAGAC